GTCCAAGCCTCCACGCCCCAGGGGGTCAGGACAACCTCGCGCATTTGACCGCCGGAAGCCCGCCCTCTGAGACCCAATGAGAGTCCCCAACCTCCTGATAACGATACGCCACACCCTCCGCCGGCCTCATTGACCCGCTCACCCGCCAAGCCACCCCGAACGGCCGCCACCGCCCCCCTCCGACCGATCCCTCGCCGATCAAATGCCGATTCAGAGACCGCGGGCTCCGTTGACTGAGATTGGGGAAGACGCGGAGAGGGGGAAAGTGCCGCACTCTATCACCATCTGAAACTATTTGTAACAATCTGTATTTTTCTGTTGACATATGTTACGTGTTGTGCGAGAGTATGTGAAGTGCATAACCGATGCACCATAGGAGACGCAAATGAAATTCCACCATTATGAGATTTGGCTATCTGGGGATGTAAGCGCATTCCTCTGCAACATGGGAAGCGCCCGCACTAAGCCTGATGCGATTGCCATGATCGCACAACTTCCGGCCATCACTGACCCGCGCTGCTACTACAGACTGTCTCTCAACTTTCGCTAACCCGTAGATGCACCATAGGAGCTTCGCGCTTTAGAAACTACAACAGGATGCTGAGGAGACAAACCCACTGCTCGGAGTGCGGTCGCAAGCAGATTTCGGGGAACGATCACTTTGGCGAATGTTCGCAAGCGAGGTAAGGAGTAGCCTAACCCCCACGCACCACAACCAAGCAGCCTTACCAAGCTGCATAAGGAGAAACAGAATGCGGATTGCAATTCATAGCCAAGGGGATTGGAATGATGCGGATGTAGAGCCGGAGATCGTGCGGCTTCTAGTGGAGCGTGGCGCAATCCGTCCCAGCGGTTCAGACACTGGGGCCGAGTTTGGAGAGGATGAAGTCCTTCCCATCTTCCTCGCAGATGAGTGGCCCGGTTGGGATCGCGGCTTCGCTTACATTTCCTAGCCATTCCCCCGCGCTGATTCCTACAGCAAGGGGAGTCGTCCTTCGTGGTCGAAGGCACGCCGGGGCGCAAGACCGGCAAACATCTCCGGAAGGCACACAATGACGCAGACTTTAGACCGAGATTGGATGACGCGCAAACAGGCCGCAGAGTACCTGCAAGTCACCCCAGCGACGGTGGACCGCTACCTCAAGAGTGGGGTTTTGCAGGGCTCTCAGCTTGTGCCGAATGGGACTGTGCGCATCTCTGCGGTGAGCATCGAGAAGATGCTGGAGAAGTCACGCCAGAAGATTGAGGTTTGAGTCTCCGCCGTTCGATCACTTCGCGCACGCATTCCGCAACGCTCACCATGTCATCCGGTGCGGGTATTGGATCAAACTCGCCCTTCGCCAGCATCTCCGCAAGAATCTCGCCTACGCTCTGCATCGCTACCTCCCCTTGAAAGTCAGTGAAGCCGTGTCGTAACGCACGGGAATCGAACCAATCGCACCTTGCCGTTGCTTGCCCACGATGATCTGGTCGTCGTGCGTGAAGTGCCCATCCTCAACGGGCATGTAATTCAGCAGCACCACATCGCCAGCCGCTTCCAGGTCGCCTGATTCCTTGAGGTCCTGCATGGTCGGGAGTGTGTTGATGTCGCCGCGGCGGGCGAGTTGCGACAGTGCCACCACGCAGCAGTCGTGCGTCTTTGCGAACTGCTTGAGCCGCTTCGCAGCCGTCGCCATGCGGTGCCGGATCTCCTTCTCGTCCCCATCGAGCAGTTGTAGAAAATCCACAATTACCACCTTGGTTCCATGCCGCATGACGGACAGTCGGCTCTTGGCGATTACGGACTCGATGTGGACTTTCCCGCCATCGTCAAGCATCAGCGGCCAGTCAGCGACGGCGGCGGCGCCAGCGCGGATGTACTGCCGGTCCACCACGGTCATCTGGCGAGGCTGGCGGAGCTTCCAGACCTCCACCCCACCCTCCACAGCCGCATGGAGCAGCAGCCAGTCCTCCTTGGGCATCTCGACGGTGTGCGTGTGCACGGGAACGCCGGCGCGCAGGGCGCCACGCTCAAATTGGCGGGCGAGGGAAGACTTGCCGCGGGAAGGCAGCGCGCCGATGATCCATAGCTCCTTGGTCCGCATCCCTCCCGAGGTGAAAACGTCGATCTCAGGGACGCCAGTCGGAATGATCCGGCTCTCCGATGCGTCGAGGTATTCGAGCGCCTTGGGCATGGCGTCGCGCGCCGAGACAGACTGCTCCGGCCGCTCCTCCACCAATGCCTTGCTGATCCGGTCCGCGAGCTCGTGGGGGTCTTCGCTGGGATCTTGCGCGAGAATCGCTCCGTCGTGGCAGATGCCATGCAGCCGGCGCTTCAACGCCTGGTCCTTGACGATGCGGACGTAGGACTCGATGTTGAAGTTCCGCGGGATACCCTCACTCAGCCAAGCGAGGTACGCCGACCCACCGACGGTCTTGAGCTCGCCGTGCTCGTCAAGTTCGTTACCCACGGTAAGCGCGTCAATTCCACATCCCTCCACAGACAATCGCTGGATCGCGCCGTAGATGCGCTGATGGCTGTCGAGCGCAAAGTCAGCCACGCGAAGCTGGGAAGTTGCGTCCATGACGGCAACCGCGTCCAGCATCATGCAGCCCAGCACAGCTACCTCGAAATGTGGAGAGTCAGTTTGCACGGGCCTCCGCTTCAACCTGGGCGGCTGCTCTGGCGTTGCGCTCTTGGATCATGGCGAGGGTGTTGTCCGGTTTAGGGGCGTGGCCGTTGAGTATCTTCGGCTTGCCGTAGGGGTCCAGCGGGCCTTTCGCAAAGTCGGTTATGCTCCTCAGCCACTTGCTGGGCCTTGCGGCTAGGTTCACATTCTCCGACCTGCCCCGGTGTTGAAGGAGCCGACGCATTCCTTCCAGTCCGAGCTGTGGGTTTGCCCTGAGCATCATGGAAAGCTGCGTGCCCTCGGTCACATCCCACGGAGGAGTTTCGAGGGGGTTACCCCAAACCTTCCACTCCGCGAAGATCAGGGCTTTGAACTCTGCATGGCGCTTCTCGGCTAACTCAGTCTTCGTGGGTCCCTCGCGCGGTTTCTTTGCGCGAGAAGTCTTTGCTTTTGTCTCTGTACTTGTACTTGTTACTGTTCCTGTTATTGTGTCGGCGGAGCGTTCGCTTTTTTGAGCGGAGCGTGACGCTATGCCATCGGTCACCGCACGGTCACCGTTAGATATTGGTACGGTCACCGTAGGTTTACGCCGGGGAGCCCGGGTTTGGGTGGTCTTCCGCGCAGCTGCCGCCCGCGCTTCAAAGATGCGTTTTGCCTCAGACCACTCCTGAAAGCAGACCTCGTTACGCCGCCGGCCGCCGATGTCGAGGGGTGGGAACTTGCGGAGGATGCGGGCGCTGTGGACCGGCCATAGATCATCGCCGAGCCCGGACGCAGCGGCTAGGTCCAGAGGGTCATCAGGGAGGGTGCAATCGGCTGTCTGCCATTGGAACGCGAGCAGTGAGAGGTAGCCCCACTTGGCTGCGGGATGCATCGCTTGCACGTCCGGCGAACCGCGGAAGCGGTCGATATGGAACGGCATCCATTGCTGCCAGCGTTCAGCCAAGCTCGGCCTCCATGCGCGAACCCTTTTTGCGGTTGCACGGCCAGCAGAGACACTGGAAGTTGTGCAGAGCGTGAGCCCCTCCACGTGAGAGTGGAACGATGTGATCGACGGTAAGCATGTGTGGCGAGCCGCAGTGAGCACATTCCCCGCGACGCAACACCTCCAGGCGGTGCGCGGCTGTAACCGAAGGACGTGGTGATGTCCCCCGGCGCAAAACCCGAAATGGCTCCCTAATTTCGATCCAGTTGCGATCTGAGACGAGTTGGCATACATGCCTCAACATCAGGCCGGTGTCTTCTGCCGACCAGTGCGCGGTCTGGGCAAGGAAGTCACCAATGTCGATACCAACGACCGCATCAATCTTCGGGCGTTTCTTGCCGATGTAGAGCGGCATCCAGATATCAGGCTTGGATGGCAACGGTCGCCCCCACGTTCAGTCGCCTTCCCACAACCTCCACACTGCGCTTCGCTGCGCCGAGGCGCCTGCGGGCATCGCGGCGCTCATCGAGGAACTGTAGGCGCTTCTGGCACGACTCGCACATGTCCTCAGCCGCCAATTCGGGACGCTCCACGATGCGCCCGGGCCCTTCTTCTACAGTCTCCACACGGAAATGTTTATCGAGACAGTCGTCAGGTCGAGCGTCCACCATGATCCCATCACGCCAGTCGTCCACTAGGTTGCACGGATGCTTGCTGATTTCAACCTGTGCGCGGCGAACCTCGGCGGCGGCAATCGCATATTCAACACAAACATCTTCGGCGGAACGGGGTTTCTTGCCCATCGGCGTCCTTTCCTCTTTCCAAGTGAGGCAGGCCGGGGGATGCTTGGAACATCCCCCAACCACTGCGAGACGGATCAGGTCTCGTTTTGCCAATCTCGCGGCGGGCGCGATGAGGCCATACTACCACCGCATCCGATTTGCACAACTGAGGATTTCGTGTGGATAACTGGCAGGGTTCCTACTTGATAAGCCCACGCTCGCGCAGAATGCGGCGTATCTCGCGGTTGATGTTGCGCTCGACCGCTGGGGGTCGAGCCATTGCCGCGGGCACTCTGCGGGTGATCGTCAGGCCAGTTGCCTGCTTGAGCAGGACTGCGCGGGTCTCGGGATCGAGCGCGCGGAGCTTCGCAGCGCCGCCCAGCCGTTGGATTGTGCGGGATATGTGCGTGCCCACGAGGCCCAGTTCGCGGGCGTAGGATGCATCTTTTGAGAGTGGGCGCCTCACTCGATTAGCCTGCCCATACAGTCGCATACGTGTCTGGGGGCGTCTCGGTGCGCGCCAGCCAGCACCGCCTGCGTACCCAGAGAACCAACGATTACCTCGTAGTTGCGGGTGCAGGAGCACCATGCCGTGCCCCGCTTCCGGGGCGGCCAAACCCAGATCGCGAAATCCACTGGAACCCCAGAGATTCTCCGGGTGACGTGGAATTGCAGAGCCCCTTCCGGCGGGATGAATAGATCAGGCATTCGCTTTGGTGCCAACAGGCCCGGTACCCCGACGCCGCTCGCGGTATTGTTCCGGGCCTGCGGCAAGAGGAATAGTAGCACAAAAAGATTTGCACAGAATTATAGTGACAAATTCTTTTTGCGGGTGTAGGGTGGTTTTGTCGAGGTGAGCAGAGATGAGCGTAGCGAAGCTGATTGACCCGGATGACGTATTGGAGACGCAATGCAACCGCGATGGGTGCGGCCAGCCGTTCGAGCCGGAAGACGACGAGGACGACGAGGGACACCCCATACCCGTCCTGATCGTTCCAGTGGAGTGCGCCAAGGGCCGCTTCTGCTCCGAGCAATGCCGTGCACAGGTAATGTACGAAGCGCAGGGTGAGGATGGTCGCAGAGTCTTGCGGCGCTACTACCTCGGGACGCAACTGATGGCCGAGAACCGGAAGCGTGTTGAGCAGATGGCTGCGGAGTGGGACATTGACCTCGACTACGACCCCGAAGAGGGGCATCACGAATCCCGTCGCGCCTTCGCTCTGTCTCCCGATGGCGGAGTACGCGGCGAGGAAGGCATCGAGGACGACGCCGAGACCGCCTACCTACTGGAGGACAAAGACCGGCAAGTCGTCTGGTCCGCCCTCTACGATGCGCGTACCCAAGCACGGCTGGAGGTCATCCGCGCGGAGCAAATCAACGCAACGTACCTGGGCGAGAGCTACAAAGATGCGGAGCTCTCCCGCGCTAAGAAGAAGCTGGACGAGGCCGAGGCTGCGCTGCAAATACTAGATTCCCTTGGACCGGTGACCGCATGACCGACTTCGATCAAAACCTTGAAATGATCGGTAGAACCGCAACGCTCGGCATCGAACTCGCCGGGATGGTAAACCGCTACTTCCGCGGCACAAGGCCCGCCGAACTCATGGATGCCGACCGCGCTCTCTACGATAAGGCGATGGCGGTATTGGCGCAGCACCCGGAGGCAGTATGAACTTCCTGATCTCCTTTGCGCACCATAACCCGTTCGGCGCTGCCCTCATCACCATCTGGGTATTCATTTTCATCCTCGCAGCCATCACAGACAACAGACCATCGAGGCGGTGGTGACGTGGTGGACCCGGAAGCAGTCCCCTACCTTTTCGGCGTGCTTCTCGCTCTGCGGAATTCGATGACCGCAGTGGGCATCATCGGCTGCGCCGTGCGCGCGGTCCAACATCTTTCAGCACTACGGAGGCAACGTCAATGGCTGCAAAAGCAAACGGGGCGAAGCGCGGACCTAAGCCGCTAGGTCTGCCCGCCAAAGTCTCAATCTCGCTCACCTACGCGGAGAAGTCGGCGATCAAGAAGGCTGCGAAACTGGCCGGTCGCTCCTTCGCCATGCAGGTGCGCCACATGCTGTACCCACCCAAAACAGAGGAGTAGCCCATGCCAACCCTAGAGATTCCCACCCCAATCGCCCTCCGCATCGACTTGGAGATGTACGCCCACTTCATCCTATGCGGGATGGTCGACCACCCCAACGACCTCGACACCCAATCGCGCATTGATGGCGAATCGCTCATCCTCGACGTGTCCTGCGCGCCCTCGGACATCGGCAAGATCATCGGCAAGCAGGGACGCACTGCGCGATCGCTGCGCACGATCCTGGGCGCCGCCTGCCGCAAGCATGGCCTTTGGTGCCAGTTGAACATCAAGGAAGAGGAGGCCACCCATGCCGCAGATTGAGGAGACGCAGCTCGCAACCGTGCCAGCGCCCATCGAAGCTGTCAGCCCCATGCAGATGATCCAGTCCGCAGTTAGCCGCGGAGCCAGCTTGGAGCAGATCAACCAACTCCTCGACCTCAAGGATCGCATCGAGGCTGCGGACGCCAAGAAAGCCTACGTTGCGGCGATGAGCGCATTCAAGGCGTGCGGCGTGGTAGTGACGAAGGACAAGAAGAACGCGCAGTACAACTCTGGGTACACGTCACTGGGCAACATGGTCACGACGGTCACGCCGCACCTGAGCAAGAACAACCTGAGTGCGCGATGGGACGTGGATCAGTCCCAGGGGATCAAGGTCACCTGCATCATCACCCACGCGCAAGGGCATTCAGAGTCCGTCTCCATGACGGTCCCGCCCGACAAATCCGGCGCGAAGAACCCCATCCAGGAGATCAAGTCGGCCATCACCTACGCGAAAGCCTGCACGTTTGAGAGCATCTGTGGGTTGGCATCCACCGATGCGAACGTGGACGACGACGGGAACGGAGCCGGCGGCGCTCCGCCCAAGCCTCGCGTGCCGCAGGAAGACTTCGATCAGTTCATGGCGAACATCGAAGGCTCCGACACCCTCGACGAGTTGAAGCAGAACTACACGGCCGCGTTCAAGGCTGCGGAGCTAATAAACGACTGGGAATCAGTCGACAAACTCAAGAACGCGCGCAATGAACGGAAGAGGAAGATCCAATGAAAGCCATCGCATTGGGCACCATCCCACACACCAGGATCAGTTACTAGGAGCCGTCGCCGTGAATATCGTCGAATGCAGTCAAGGGGATATGGACTGGTTTTTGGCCAGGACAGGCCGCGTCACTGCGTCCGACGTGGCCAAGACGATGGCCTTCCGCATGAAGGGCGAAAAGAAAGGCGAACCCCTCGAATCCCGGAACGGCTACATGGCGAGCATCATCGGGGAAATCCTGACCGGTGAGCCGGACATGGACATCGGTGGGTACCTCACCGACTACATGCGCCGCGGCATCGACGAAGAGGACCGTGCGCGGGAGGTCTACGCGGTCGTCTCTGACGTCGAGGTGCAGCGGGTGGGGTTTGTGATCCACCCCACCATTGAACGCGCCGGCGCTTCTCCAGACGGCATTGTGAGCGGGGACGGCATGGTCGAGATCAAGTGCCCCAAGAGTAAGACACACATCGCCTACATGCTCACCGGAGTTTTACCCGAGGAGTACGAACCCCAGGTGATGTTCGAGCTTGCCTGCACAGGGCTGGAGTGGTGCGACTTTGTATCGTATGACAGCCGGATGCCCCGACGACACCGCATGTTCATCAAACGGGTTTACCGGGACGAGGAGCGCATCGCGGAGATCAATGCGGCCGTGCTGCAGTTCCTCGCGGAGGCTGACTCCACGATAGAGCGGCTGAACCGGCTGAACCCTGAGAGCGAAATATCGCCAAAGGAGCACCTCAAAGAGCAACTCCGCCGGTCGCTGGAGCCGGACCCCAACGACGAGGCTTTGATTACCGATGAGGAGATTGAGTGGGCCAAGGCGCGCACGATGCCTCAGCCCGAGATCCGAAGCACATAGGAGCGCAAAAATGAAGAGTGAACCGCAGTTGGACGCAACCGAAGAGTCGGTGCTGAAATGGCCAGATGGTGTTGAGCGCACCCGCATCAAGGAGCGCGTCGGGCACAAGGCTTGGAGGAAGTCGTGGCCTGAGACGAAGAAGGCGCTCACTGCAGAGTTGGAGCGCATCGGCGCCACCTCCGCGCTTATCACCCGCCACGAAGACCAGCGGCTCGATCCCGGAGTTTCAGTCTGGTTCTCCCGCGCGAAGGAAGACTTCTCATGGCAGCAGGGTCTAGGACTGGACAACCCGGCTCCGACTTTGGCCGAGATCGACCAGGCGTTCCGCGACAAGGTGATGAAGAGCCATCCCGACCGCGGCGGCGACCCCGCGCTCTACAAGCAGCACTGCGACTGGCGGACGGCAGCGAAGGCATGGGTCACCGGAGTCCACGCGCACGCCCACGAGTTCGTCATGGCCATCGACCAGTACGACGAAGCGAGGTTGAACCTAAAGGCCTTGCAAATGTCGTTCTTCTACATCCGGCGCCTCGAAGATGTGGGTGCGCCGGCCATCCTCGCCCAAACCCTCGGTGCGTTCCGGGCGAAGCTCACGGGAGGTTCAAGTGTCTGAGATGATCCTGCACGACGACCGGGACACCATCATCGCCGGGCTGCGCGAGCAGCTTCGCCAATGCCGCGAGGAGTTGGCCGCCGAGAGGTCCAAAGACAGCGGCATCGAAGAAGGCGTCGCACAGTTGCGCCAAGCCCTACTCCCACTCAAGGACGGCCTAGACCGAATCTTCGGAATCCTGCCCGTCACTGCATCTTCTGGGACGCCAGGCAGTTCGCGAGCTGCGGCCGTTTGGGAGGACTGGAAGAAGAAGCTCGGCGGAGCATCCGCCAAGATCATCGACATCTTGCACCTGCACGGGGAGTTAGACCAAACCCAGATCCGCATCCATCTCGGAACCAACCGGCAACAGACTGTCTACGATGCCATCAGCAAACTCAACAAAGCGGGCATCATCAACAAGCGCGACGGTCGCGTCAGCCTCAAAGAGCTGTAGTCCCCCTCTGTTCTGGCGGGGGAGAGAAAGAGGAGGGAAGTGAGAAATGGCGACTGCGGTTCACTCAAAGACGTTCGAGGGATCATCGCTAACTGAGCGAAATTATCATGAGTTCGATCCTGAGTTTGACGGCCCCACGTTAGCATGAGCGAGCTTAGGGAGAAGGCGAGTTTAGAGTTGGCGCGAAAGATGGGATGGAGCCTCCAAACAGTTCAGGAGGCGGATCGAGGGGAGGGAGCAGTTCGAAGAGGACTTCCCTGACGGTTATCGGGCTGATCGATCCCGAGCTCCCGCCGAGCAGCAGAGAGACGAAGCGAGAGAGCTGCTGCAAAAAGTCGGGATGCATCTGGACGAACTTTCCGATGCGTGGAAGCGCGGCGCGCTTGTCTCCCAGGATGGCAAGAACGGCCTTCGCTCCAACGTCAATAATGATTTGCTGATGGCCGTCGATAAATTCCTCCTCGCCCCACCCGCAGCAGACGCGCGTCCCTTTCATGTGCCATGAGGACACGCGGCAGATTTGCGCCGGATATGCCCTACTGAGACGGAGCGACCCTCAGCGCAAAACTGAGGTCAACTGGCCATTCAGCGACGAGGTGGGATGATGGCCAAGTGGAGAGATGCTTTTAAAATGCTTCCTAATGATACTTCTAACGTAGTTATTGAATTGTGCTGGACTACGGTGTTTGTTGGCCATTACGATCCTCGGCGGAAAACTTGGCACATGGGATTAGATCGCAAGCCGATTCAGGGCGTGACAGCATGGCAGCCCCTCCCAAAGCCTAGAGGGAGGGTGGCCTGATGCTCCCTCCTACCTCCTACGAAAAGCCATCCATAGGGCTTGGTATTTGTGATTCAGCTTCCGTCAACAAACCGCATACCAAATGCCCACAATGCCTGAATTGGCGTCCCTCTGCGCCCACCCCAGACGCGGGACTCAAGCACCACGCCCAACCGGAAGGGCCAGACGCGCAGCCAACACTGGGAGTCGTCAACTGTCCAGCGTACTCCGCGCCCCAAGCCGCTGTCCCTGAATCGCAGGATGGGTTGCTTCAAGCCATTCACAATCACCGTCTGATGCCCTTCCTCTCCCCCATACCGAGAAGCAAGCCGCCACGAAAGAAGCGCAGAGGTGTGCGCCGGGGGCAGCCTACGCCGGCGGAGAAGGAAGCCATTCGGGATCTGGTCTACGAGGAGTCTGGCGGCCGGTGTGAGCTGAACCTGTCTCCGCAATGTATTCGCGGCGTCCTGCCGAAGGATGGGGTTAGCCCGTGGGACCACTGGCACCTGGTCCACCTGAAGGCCAAGCGGGTGCATGGCTGGAAGCGCAGCGGTTTGGCAGGTGGTTGCTGGCATTGTCATCTTGTGGGGCTGCACAACCCAAAGTCTGTGCCGGCTAAGGAGCCCTCATGCTGATGGACCAGAAAGCCCTACGGAAGCGCATCAACGCGGTCTACTCGCGGATGCAGCAACGCGCACGGCCCCGGGAATTATATACTTGACTCCCGTAAGGGGCCGAAACCGAAGTCGAAGGCAGCGAAGAAACGGACGCGAAAGGCGGCGAAGGATGCAAAACAGTAACCAGATGGCACGGAATATCATCATCCGGATAGTGACCAACGCGATTCGGCTGCAATGGACGCGCAACATTGAGCCGCTTGAGAGCGACGAGGATGCAGAATTTCCGACCGAAGATGAACTCGTGTTGGATGCTTTGGCTCTCGCGCTTGGAGACGATACGGGATGCCTGAACGAAGAGGATGAGGACTTCCGCGAACGTGTGGATGTGCTCTGGCTCGAAGACCTCCTCTCTGGGGAGGATTGATTTATGGTAAAAGGGAGTCATGTATATAGTTCCCCAAGCCGCAATGAGGGGCTAGATCGCTTTCATAGCAACTATCAGTCCATCCAAGTCCAGTCCTGATGGAGACTTGCCCTGTGCGTTCAGCCAAGCCTTTGTAATCACGCAATATGCCTCGTCCAGATAGTTGATGAGGAAGCCTAGGCTTGCCGGGATCACCGTGCCCCAGCTTACGATCTTGCCACCTGCCGCACCCTCGCCCACCTGCGGGATGCAGTGACCGCCAGCGATGGGCAATCCGGCGCCGAAGTTCCAGTTGGCCAGCTCAGACTCGCACTCCTGCGGGCAGTTGATCCCCAGATAGCTCCCGCCGAACGTGTAGGCCGCATAGCGAAGCTGGGCGAAGCTGCTGATGTCCAGCGATGCCGAACCGACTACCTCGACCGTGACGGTTTTCCCAGTGGCGTCTATCATCTCCACGCCGTTCGCTTGGATGTGGGTCAGCAGGTCGGTCAAGACAGTGCCTTGGTCAGTGCTAGGATCGTTCGGGTCAAACCCTGTGACGGCGGTGTAGAGGGCCGACGCCTGATCTGTGGTCGCAGAGAGCGGATTGCCAGTGTTGGCGGATTGCGCTTGGATTAGATGCAGAATGCCAGCCTCGGCACAGTCACCCCAGTTATCGTTGCCCAAAAGTCCCCAGCTATCAGCCGGTACGGGAGTCTCCCAGCCAGCGGGAGGTACTGTGGGCCATGTCGTAGCGATGGAGAGGAAGTCGCCCAGAGCGGGCATACTCATCCTGCGTTGCGGAGGGAGTTTGCCGAATTTCATTCATTACCTCGTAGTCGGCAGCGTTGCGCTGTACCGCGCCCATGCCGCCTCAAAGCTGGTATTCGCGTTCGTCATGGATTTCTTGTCGAACCCAGCGTATGGGATCGCCGTATAGGGCCGTGACGAATTGAGCTTAACCGTCATCGCCGATGGCAGCAGAGCCAGCAAGCCAGCAATCGCACCGAGGATCAGGTCGATGAACACCGAATACGCTCCGAGGAACGGAATCTGGTTGATTAACGCAGCGAGGTCGTTCAGTGCATTGATGGCGTTGGTCGCGGCTGAACCGCTCTGCCATGCCTGAATGTCCGCAGCGATGGTTGCCGCAAGCGCAGTGATCTGCGTCGCCAGTGATCCAGCGGAGAAGTAGGTCGCCAGTTGTGCGGCATACTTGGCAATGGTGGTCACGAAGGTAGCGACGGTAGCCGTGTTGCAGCCGGACAGTATGGGCAAGCAGCAGGCGAGGCCAGCGGTGTAGCCGAAGAGACGAGCGAAGGTGCGACGGGTCATAATGTATAGCTCCTTTCCCCAATTCGGGGATAAACGTCTTAGACTTGGGCCATTGACTGAGGCCGGCGCCTCTTTATTCGACGGCGGGTTTACGGGGGGAGTTGACGGTGCCTCGTTCGGGTCAGAGGGCGGGGTGCGCTTGCTTTGCAATGCAAGAAGAGCCGCTGGAATCAGAGTAGCAGTTCCGAGCGTGACCAGCACATCCATGTGCCAGTGCGCGCCAAGGATGATGACGATGAGAGCAACACCCATGAGAAAGAGTCCGACCAGGTTGCGGACGAACTCGGTGCCGAGATCGCTGCGGAAGCTAATTGTCGTAATCCTCCGGGTGCAGTCTTGGGGTCAATCCTGCCACCGCAGGATGAGAGCCACTACCGTGACCGAGACAATCGCCACGCAGCCGATGATGAGGTAGAAGATCATTGCGAATCAGGATACCACCGGGGGGCTCAGATACGCATCAATAATTGAGTCTGGTGTGAGGCCTGTCCATGTGCATATGTTTTGAAGATAGCTGCTGGTGTTGTTTTCCGTTGGGGGTGAAAGCCGCAAAGGTGAACTAAGGCTGCGAATCCAGAGGGGGCATCAGGGAAGACAGCGAATCGTGCTCGCTCGCCGGGGGGAACCGTTTCGAGGATTCCTCCAAAAGGCTGCTCCCAGGGTTCGTAGTCCAGATTGCCGGGATTCGAATTCCTGCGGCATCGAGCTGGGAGGGGTGAGGTTCCAGCCTTCCTCGCGAGCAATAGCCTCAGCGATTGAGAGTGGGCGTCCTGTGGCTGCGGGGTCATAGATCGTCACTTATATTTGCTCCAGGTCAATCTCAATTCTTCGTTCGCGTGCTTCAACTCGGCGTTCTCCCGCTCCAGCTCTTTCATGTACTGCAACGCCTCTCGCCCATCGTAGACAGCGCGTTTCCCTCCACCGTTAGCAATCTGTACGACGATGGGCCGGGGACGTTCCATCTCACTTCTTCAGTATGAGCTCAAGCGTTGCGATGATCCCAAAACCTATGCCAGCCAGCCAGAACAGCCGATCCAGTTTCTTGCCCTGCTCAACCCCCCGGTGTAGAACGACCTTGAATGCTCCCTCATCAGAGAAGAATGCCTCCCAGCGGGCCTCCAATCGGCCCAACCGACCGCCGTGTCCATCGGCGCGATCTAGCAGCTCCCTGCGACCTCGCTCCGCTGCATGGGTGCGTTCGTCGTCCACCTTACGACGTTCCGCAGAAGCCCTGTCTTGCTCAGCCAAGGTCTGCCGAATCAAATCCAGCTCCGAACGAACTTGCTCCATTGTCAATTCCTCTCTAGGCGACACCCTATGTCTCCCCTCCGTCGCTTCTCACGGCCCCCGAAGGGTTGGACTGTTACCGTCCAGCCGGTGCTGCTGAGGTGCAGTTGGAATCGACGTATCCGAGAATCCCGTTGTCCTTGAACGTGAATGTGTAGCCAGCGCAGTAGGAGACATCCGCAAGCCCAGAAGCATATCCGCCACCCGCCTGCAATCCGAACAGGCAGCCCGCGTTTATCGTCGTTGCCGCATAGCCCACGATGCTGTTGTGGTACCACGTATCGACCGAGGAGCTAGAGGGTGTGCCACCGGGGATGTAGAGGAAGTGCAGCGGATCGCCCGATGTCCCCCAGTTCGTCGGGTATGCGCCGCTGACCACGAGATGCGTGTCGTCCGTGATGCTGGCGACCGTGATCCCGCCATAGGTGGAGAATGAGAAGTCCGCCGGGGCGACGACGTTGCCGACCGATACTTGCGTCGTGAAGTGCGTCCCGACGCCGGTCACTGCCGTCCCCACCGCATAAGCGTTGCCGATGTACTGCGCCGTCGTCAGAATGCTGTTGCCGTTTCCGTCACCCGCCGAGCGGCAGAAGTCACTCAGGTTTGAGTTGTAGCCGGCCTGCGCGCCGGGGTAGGCATATTGGAGCCGGATGCAGTTCGTCACGACCGTGTTGTTGTATACGAGGATATTGGCTTCCGGCCCCGACTTGATGTTGCCGCCCATGTTTCCTGAGAATGTCGAGTTGGTGACGGTCAGCGCCCCGCCGATGAAGTGGGTAAAGTCCGCGCCATCCTGTGTCGCATTGGTGATCGAAGCATGATCGAGGGTGAAGGAACCGAACGGGGAGACGGGTGTACCGATGGCATCGCCGTAGCCGCTGCTGTTGTCGTCATGGCACCCGCCGGTGGCGATTGGGACGGTGTGGACGAGCGGCCATTCTTGCTTGCATCCAGCGAAGTTGATCTGCAGGTAGCTGGTGTTCACGTCAGCGTCAGGGGAGGATAGCTGACCGAGTCCCGCATCGAGGTTCCAGCCGGACGAGCCGTCGAAGTTGAGTGTCCAGTCGGTCACGTTCCACGTCCCTGCACCCACAGGCCCAAGGATGCCAGCCGACGTGAAGCCGTTGGATGCCCCGTTCTTCAGGGTGATGTCCGCATTACCCGGATTCGAGACGATCCCGGTATAGATGCCATAGAGGGCCAGGTCTTCCCCGTTCCAGTTCAGGCACTCGATGTCGATGTGCTGCGAGTTCTGCAAGCTCAATGCGTAGGCCACCCCCTGCACCGAGCCCAGATACTCCACCTTCGTCGGATCGCCACCATAGACATTCGTCCCGCAGGATGCATAGTTCGTCCCCAGAAGCCGCGTAGGATTGCTCAGCGTCCCCGAAGGTAGGTCGGGCGGGATGCAGATCGTCCCATAGCAGGGCTGGCCCGGCGTGACGGTGTTGAGTCGAGCCGCTCCACTGCCCCGGCGCCGTGGGGACGTTCTCCCACCCGCTGATAATGGCCGTGTCGCTCCCTGCCAGAACGTAGTTCGCATCGCCGTAGTGCCAAGGATCGTTCCACAGCAGGATGGGCGAGTTGAACGCACACGCTTGATTGACGCCGCTGCCGGGATCAGGAGCGTTCGCTTGGCCGTTGCACCGTCCGGTGGGGTTGAAGGCTGCGGTGTAGCGTGTGCCCCCATCCGGGCGCGCGTACCACGTCGTCTGCGTGAAGGCGTAGGTCGCACTCCCGATGGCGGAGTTACCGAAGCCTGGGCAGCTTTGGACTTGAGCGTAGAGCGATCCCGGCTCATTGGCGATGAACGTCGTGCCAGTCGTGGTTCCCGTCAGATTACCGCCGGACTGCGCGTTCGTCTGGTTGTAGACGATGTAGGCCGAGCAGCCGGAGGCTGAGGTGATGGCGACGTACTGCGACCCGATGTAGGTTCCGGTGCCCGGCGAGAAAGTCGGTGTGGCGGCCGCGATGACATAGGCGGCGCTGCTGATCGTCGAATTGGTGTATCCCGGCAGGCTTTGGACCTGGGCGTAGACCGTCTCTGAACCGGAGACCGTGAGCGGGTTGGTCGAACTTGTCCCAGTGAGGTTCCCGCCGCTCTGAGCGTTGGTCGTATTCCAGACGATGTAGGCGTTGCCGCCAGTCGTGACGGTCGAGAGAGTCACCGACTGCGCAGAACCGTAGCTACCGGCTACCGGGCTGAATGTCGGGGCGACCGCAGCGGTCGAGATGACGTAAGCGGCCGAGGAGATGGTCGAGTTGGTGTAGCCAGGGCAGCCCTGGACTTGCCCGTAGAGCGTCTGAGTCGAGGACACCGATACGGGATTCGTGCTGCTCGTGCCCGTCAGATTGCCCCCAGTTTGGGCATTGGTGTTGTTCCAGACGATGTAGCTCGTGCAGGCGGTGGTCGCCGTGGAGAGCGTTACGGACTGGGTGGAACTGTACGAGCCCGCCACGGGGGAGAACGTCGGCGCAGCGGCAACTGGGCTGATCGTGTACAGCCCTGAGTTCACCGTCGAATTGGTATAGCCGCTGGCGATGGTAGCCAGCGCATTGACCGTCGTGGTCGTGGCGATGGAGATCGTCCCGCCATTCGCCAGAGTCGAACCGTGAGAGCAGGTGCCCGGAGTGGCCGCAGCAGGCGTTGTTCCGTCTACGGTGTAGCAGATCGTCACCCCAGAGGTGCTGGAGGTGATGGCCGGCGTCTGCGTCGTGGAATAGGTGCCGGGAACGGGAGCCGTGAAGGTCGGCGTCGCTGCTTGGGGTGTCCCTCCCGTCGAGTAGGTCAGCACCAGCATAAAAGACGCCGGGGCAATCGTGTAGCTGCTAGTCGCGCTCGCTGTGGTGGAGGACGGATACGTCACCAGCGGAGAGATAGACGATGGCCCACGTAGGTGCCTTCGTTCTGATCCGTGATGACGTTGCCAGAGCCGGGGAAGATGGTCTGCGTTACCGTGCCTGTAGGTGCGGCAGCCCCCGCCATCGTCACCGTTTCCGATCCTGCCAGATTGTTGTTGAAGCAGATCAGCGTCCAGTTCGTCTTCGCTCCGTTGGCGTAGGTGAAGCAGTTCACCTGTGGCACGGCAGCGTTCGCAAGAATCGTTGGGCCGATTCCCCTGTACCCATCAAAGTTCTGATCCGACGAGTAGCTGAATGTCGGCGTCCCGCTCTGCGTCGCGGCCATGAGGTTGTTGTTCGACCCGATGGCGTTGTTGATGACGGCCTCAGCAATAGCGGCAGGTCTGTCCCAGTTCGCGCTCCCCGCCGTCTGTCCGGGGCCGGTAGGCATCCCTCCGACCATCCCCCACAAAGGCATCGCAGGGTTGAGCGTGTCGTTGTAGTTGTTCTGCGGCTCGGCCAGCGTAAATTCCATGATCGGGCCAGTCACGCCAGCGTCCCGCTGCGCCAGCAACGCGCTCTCGGCGTTTACCAGTCCATTTCCTACCGAGGCGTTGATCTGATCCATCTGAATCTGCGTGGTCGTGTTGACGCCGATGGTCGTGCTCTGGTTCGCCTCGTACTCCGCCGTTTGGAGATTGTAGGTGCTCTGCGCGTACTGATCGTTCAGGTACATCGACCCGCTGGAGTACCACCAGTCTCCCGGCGCGGAGGTCACGGAATTTACGTTGGCAATCTCAGCCCACTCATCGGGGAACGGTGATCCGGTCGCCGACACGTTCGAGCCCGAAGTTGTGTAGCTGCCCAGCCAGTCCAGCAAATAGGGCGCATTGTCCACCAGGTCCGGGCAAGAGGTCTGAGAGCCATTGGTGCAGCCCGCGGCAGACATCGTGTTCGCCAGCCAGCCATAGCCGCTGAACCCTTGGTCGAAGGCGAACCAGCTATTCAGCACCAGCTTGATGACGCTGCTGTCAGAGCCCGTATAGGCCGCCCTCGCCGCCGTCATGTCCAACCCAGCTTTGTAGCCGTAGGCGATGCCGGTGCCTTGGAAGAGGGTAGCGTAGGCACTGAAGTTCCAGTTCTCGTTACCGTCTTCCAGATAAATCTTGTGCCCCGATGATGCGAATGTCGTAACCCAACCTGAACTATTGAGCCAGTTGATGAGAGTCGTCCAGTCAGCCGCGTTGTTCAAGCCGCCGACGGAAATCCAGCAGTCCGTACCCAAGACATTGCAGAGCGAGAGATGGTCGTTGTAGCCCATCGCCGGCCCTTGCAGTCCGTTGCTGTACTCGCTCGAACCAGCCCAGCGCCGGTTGCCCGTGGGGGCGATCATGTCGGCGACGGTGGTACCCCAGTCGGCTGCATCCATGTGCCGAAGGGTGCCCGGCTTGAGGTGCTGCAACTCCCAGACCACAGCATCGCGGAAGACGGTGGTGTTGCCCGCGAGGGTAGAGCCTTCGTTGAACTGCGCGTCTTGAATTAGGCATGTGCCAGAGCAGATTTGGATATAGAGCGTAGCGGTGGTCTGTGCCCCAGTCTCAGACGCGGTGAAGGGGAAGGTGTAGGTGTTCCACCCTGCTCCCGGCGTTGTGTTGTAGGTCGGACTGATAACCGTGGGAGTGAAGAATGGAGTGCTGCTGTAGGCACGAAGACCCAGCACGGTGATGGTGCAGCCCGGGGAGAGACACTTCGCCTTGAGGCTGGGCGTATAGCTGCCGTTGATGTTGAGCCAAGGGACGAAGGTGCCTGAGAGCGATGGATTCGGGTTGGTGGCATTCTGGAGAATCTGGTCGATTGTCCATGTGATCTGGCAACCGTTGGGCATCTCCAAACTTTGCTGCGTGTTGCTCGATGCAGGGTCGGTGTCGGTAGTGTTCCATGTCGCTGCGGAGCAGATGCCGCCGTTGAGATCGTTGGGTGTGAAGGGTGTATAGGTTGGGTTCGGCGAGAGCAGCCGGACGATCAGCACATCGCCGGTGTTCTCGGTTGACCCAGTGCAGGGCCGAGTCATCGGAGTAGAGAGGGTAAAGCCGTTGGTGTTGGAGCCGATGATATAGCCCGAACCCAGACTGACGCCCAGAGTCCTGTCGATTGCGGTGTAGGTCGCCCCGTAAAACCAGTTTGTAGGATAGCCGCCGATCACGTTCGACCACTGCGTCGTGGTGTTCGTGCCCGTGTTGCACCAGAAGGTGCTCGCCCAGATCGTGCCGGGAAACGATACCTCCGTTGGCGTAGTTCAAGTCCTTGTAGAAATCCTGCGGGCCGTAGGGGGCCAAGCCGCCAAGATTGATGCCTAGGCGGGGGAGGTTGGAGGTCTGGACGGTGGTAGGAATCGTCAGCGTCGTCTGGGCGCACAGGTGCAGCGTCGTGAGCAGCAGGGCGGCGATGAGTAGACGCTTCATCAGTTCTTGGCCTCGGTGTCATACACCGCGGTGGCGACGCCGTAGTTCCAACCGACGGTCGAGGACCGAGGCACGACGCCGCATCCATACCCCGGCACCGCCAACGTCGTATGCGTCCCCGGAATCACCATCGCCAGCGGCAGCGGGTAGGCTGTAGGCGTCCCTCCATCCACCGTCACGGATACCGGCGCAGTCGAGAGGCACAGGAAGATCGTGTAGCCGGTCGTGGGCGGGATCACCGGGGGGATCACTGGTGGGGTCGTACCGCTCGCGGGGACGCTCCACGAGATCGGCGTGGTGCTGGGCGGCACCGTATACGTCCCCGATTGCGCCACGGTCGTCTGCTGCACGTACAGCGTCTTGACTTGGTTCGGGTCGGGATCGCCGTCACCGGACGCGGGAGGCTTGCCACCCACCATGCAGGTAGCTTGGAAGGTAGACACCCAGACCACCACATTCACGGGGGTATTGGTGACGGTGATGGGATCGCAGAGAACGCCGCCGTTTGCCGGGAGGAGACCGAACGCGAACACGGTGCCCACAGGTAGGCTCACGATGGGCGAGGAGCCTTGGTATGTACCCTCAGAGGCTATCGGCACCCACGCGGGCGGTGGGGGGTCTACCGTCTGCGCGCGTAGAGAAATGGAGAGCAATCCGAGTACAGCCAACCCAAAGAGTATCTTGGACCAGAACGTCGAGGGATGGTAGCGTAGAGTCTTCATGCGGTCACCCGATAATCAGCCCGATAATCAGCCCAAGCCTCTTCCCGCGTAGCTCCAACGCCAAGGCATTGCTCCCATCTCTCACGGCCAAAGGCAGGGGCAGGGGCGGCAGGAAGCGTGTTTTCTTTTCGAGTTCCCGCGAACACGCCGAACCCACTGTTATCCTCCAACCTTCTGCAATAGACAGAGTGCCTCATTTAGTTCCTCCAATCGGCTTCATCAGCGTCTTCCAATCCACCTTGGGATCAGCCACGCACGATGGATGTCCCATGTGAACGTAGCCAGCCGTGCAAGGCTTCCAGTTCGGTGTCTTCGGCATCACGACGCGAGGCTTCTCTCCGGCCAGCGTGTGCCGCAGCGGTGGGGCAGGCTTGACGACAGGGCGTCAGGCGGCTGTGACGGCGAAGAGGAGTGCGAGGGTGAGCATAGATGGCTCCTTAGCTACGGTTGGCCGGTCTGGAATACAGTCAAATTATATGTCTCGGATGCGGGCGTCGCACTGGTGTAAGTTGAGCACAGGTAGACATATGCGGTTCCGTTAGTTGCGACTGTTCCCCTCCAATTCACATTGTTGCCCGGATCAATCTGTGGCGTCACCACCACCCCTGCGATCGCTGTGGCTGTGCGCGGGTAGAAGTTGGTTGAGTATGCGGACGTGCAAGCACCCCACGCCAACGATGAGCCGCCGATTGGCCCGACAGCAACCGTAATAGGATTTGCATTTTGCCCGTAGTAATACAGCGATGTCGTATCGTTTGAGCTGAACGCCGATAGGTATGCCGGATAGGTGTAACTCGTGCCCCCAATGTTCATCTTCGCTGCGCCGAAGAAGTTGTTCGCATTGGACACAAACGCGGTGGGCGTCGGCATGTAATACAGGCTGTATCCGTTGGCCGCAAGATAATTGCATCGCAATGAGCTGAAACTGGATACAGTCGTTCCGCCAAAGTAAAATGCGTCTCCGGCAGTTCCTCCTGCATTGAGCGAGGAATCTGTGCAGGAATACGATCCCGTTGTCGGGTTTAGATAGACAGCAATCGGACTGCCGGATGTAGCCGTTGTCGTCAGCACACTGTTCGTGATGGTCAGTGCTGGGGTCGCCCCTGCTACGGCTCTCGTGTTCGTTGTGTTGATGATCGTCCGGTTTATCTCCGTGGTTTGCAGCCCGTAAGCCCCGATTGGCCCGTCACCCGTTGAATTGTTGATGCTTATATTTTGTGCGGTGGCGTCGAAAGAGCCGCCTGGAATGCCCGAAGAAATATCATTGTCAAACGCAACCGTATCAAAGTCTAATCCTGTCGATGTGTGCGCGTAGAATCCACTACTAAATGTGGCCGAGCCTGACCACGTTGGAATGGCCGCGTCTTGGATCGCAGAGTCTCGTATGAAATAGATGGAGCCGCCTGTCGCACTGGCTGTAAAAGCTATGAACGGGATCGCCCCTTGGCCTGCTGCATTTCCAAAATAAAAGTTATGTGCGACCGAGTCAGCTACTAGAGAGTTTTCGCCCACAAAGACATTGTGCTTCGATCCGTCTGTGAATAACGAATCTAGGATCGTGGCGTGGTTTCCAAGCTGCGTCGATCCTGACTGACTCAAACCTCGCCGTGTCCAAATACCGCGCAGGGTGACTCCATTTACATAACCGCTAATCGCCGCGCTGTAGGCGGTGTATTCATAGGTCTTACCGTTCGATGAAGGGTTGGAGCCGTCAGATGGGTTCACATAAATTGTCGCCGTCCCCGATGTGTCGCTGCTCACATACATCGAACCTGCCGTAGTCCCGCAGTTACCCGTTGAGGTAGCACGCTGGAGAACTACCCCATTTTCGTACAAATTGACTGAGCCACCGGAGTCTCCGCCCGCTCCGCCATTGAACGTCACGCTCGCTGGATAGCAGTTACCCGAAGTTGCCGCACCCCATGTTCCAGAAGAAATCGCAAGCGATGCATCAATCAAAGGTTTTGCAGTCGCGGTGCCGGAGATACCCGTCCCATAAGCCTGCATCGTCACCGCGTGGGTAATCGTCACCTGTCCACGCCAACTACGGGCCGTGCTGTCACCCGAAGTCGCTTGGATAATGTTCCAAATTGCCGCAGGAGTGGTAGCGTCCAAGGCCACAAGATGAGTCATCGTGAGGCATGGGGTAGTTGGGGTGGTGCAGTTATTACTATCGCTACCATCCGTGAAATCGACGAAATACTGAATTCCAGCGGAAGAGTTGCCCACGCAATCAGTGCCGGGAGTAGCGCACCCAGCGGTGGGATTCGGAGCTGCCCCCAGATTCGTCAATGCTGCGCCCGCTGTGGTCGCGTTGGTGCCGCCCTGGGCGATGCTTACTGGGTTCGTTGTGGGGCCGCCCCCGCCGCCACCTATTGCTCCCCATGTCCCGCTCTGGCATGAGTATTGCGTCCCAGTCGTAATCACCTGCTGATTGGGCAAGCCCGATGTACATGCACCAGACGGAGCCGTGGACACAGAGATGATGCTGGGGTTGCTCACCTGAGCGTGCGCCAGAGGGGAGAGCAGGAGAAGCCAGAGCCATCGTTTCATAGTCATCCTCAATAACACTTTCCGTACAAGGTCTGCGTGTACGTCGCGTCGCTGGTCAACGTAAAGATCGCCGCGCTCGTCGAGCTGCCTGACGCTTCCGCCGCTGGCTGAATCTGATTGTCCGCGTCTATCGCATTCCCCACGCAGAATCCCTGCTGCACTGCCGTGTTGAAGGTCACCGTGCAGGATGTGGTCGTCGTGGCAATGCCGGTGATCTTGAATGACAAGTCGGTGCTGCCCGATGCCACGGTCCCTGATCCGCAAGATGAGACTGTGGGAGCAGAGGAATGACCGCAGGAGTTGAGCAACGTGCAAACGCGCCCAAGCGTCCCGCCATTCTCGCTCACGTCCAGATTGCCCGTCGTGTCCGGCGCTATGACTGCCGAGCCCGATGTGCCCGATGGCGCATGGCCCGTGTCGTAGGTCAGCACCATCTGAGTCGGTAGCGTAGTGCCTGCTGATGCCAAACTGCCGGTCGGCGTGACCTTCCAGCCCGTTCCATTGGAGTCTGCCTGCCACGGTATCTCGGTAGACCCGCTGGCCGTCGTGATGTGCTGCATGATGCCCGTGCCGGTGTTCGATGCGGTATCGGTCAAACGGAAGAGATCGCTCGATCCCGTAGTCGCGCCGTAGGTGAAGGTCGAGGTGTACGCAGCCATTGTGAGCGCGAGATTGCCGGTGGGGTTGGTGAGGGCCGACCAAGCTCCGCCGCTACCTGCCCCGCAAGGCGATCCCGTGGTCGTCAGCAGACCAGCGGTGCCGGCCTGAACGCAGTTGCCGGAGGTCAGGGCAGAGTCGGTGATGTTGGGAGCCTGAAACGCCGCACCTGCATAGTCCCCGCTACTGGTGACGATGTAGCCGTTGTTGCCGCCTGCAACGAAAGAGCCCGCAGGCCAAGGCGAACTTGCCGAGCCGGTCACCCCAATGCATCCACCGGCGGAACTGCTGGTGTTGTTGATGCAGATTCCATTACTCATCAGATTTCCACTGCTCACCGTGATGAGGTTTGCGACGTTCCCCGTGTTTTCAATCAGCAGCGCGGCGGCGGCGCTATAGCCAAGCTGCAAAACTCCTGTCCCTGTAAAAACCGAGTTGGCGTCGTAGTTCAGTCCTCCGCTACCATTCGATATGAACGGATTGCCTGAGCTTCCGGGATAGACGATCCCACCGCAGCCGACCGCCAAAGTGCAAATCTGCGATCCATTCAGATAGCCGGTCGTGGCATCGAGGGTTATGTTATTTGTTGCGGGGTAGATCGTGATGCCTGTGCCGGTCTGTCCGTCGTGAAACAGCCCGTAAGGGAGATTCGTCGCTGAGGAGATAGGGTCCAATCCTCCCTCATGGATCACGTCGCCGTTGTTCGCGGGGCGATATTCCAGCAGAATCGGATTGGCCCATGAGCCCTGCCCATAGAGCATCGTCGGCGCAACTGCGCTCTCGGTCGGATTGCCGCTGGGGTTGAGACTGCCATAATTCAAGGCTTCAATATTGGCAAAGACCGGAGAAGGCCCAACCTGATCGAACTCCCCTACCCGCGAATCGTCACTCGGATCGTTCGGGGTTGAAATCCCCACCACATTGTAAGAGGTGTTTACCTGCACTTCGGAACTTGGCGCACCCAGAACTGAGTCGCCATTCGACACAACCATCGAATTCGTGCCGAGTTGTGCTACACCCGCTGTTCCGTTGTTTGTCCCAATCGTGAATGCCATCGGATAGAACGTAATCTGTGGGCTGGCTCCGTTGATGGCGAAGGTTGTGGTCGAAGTGTTCGATCCGGTCTGCGCCCAGGTGATACTCGGGTTGAATTGGTTGAGCGTATTCGAGGTGACAGTGAAGGTGCCGTTGAATCCTCCTGCACCGGAGACGTTGATCTGCGTTCCGACAGGGAAGTTGTAAACCCGATACTGACCGTTGTATGGCACTAGCGTGACGACATTGCTCGCGCGCGTGAGCGTCCCACTCGTAAACTCGTTGAGCAGTCCCGGCTGAATGGTGTTTCCGCCATGATTGCACAGGCCTCCTATGCAGTTGGAGAAGTAGACCTTGGTGGACGAGGTTGCTCCGACCACCTGATAGGCGATGGGCCAAAGACTCAGATAGCCCGTCTGGATAAATGCTTGGCCGCTCGGCCCTCCCTGCATCACCAGCGCCGCGTTGGAGTTTCCGTTGGCGTTGTCCCACGCATAGCGGCTGGTGAATGTGACAGACTGAACTCCGGCAGAAGGAGTTCCAACTGCTGTGACGACTGACTCTTCCTGAAACGGCCCGCTCAGTTGGATGTGCGATGAAGTTGTGAAGTTGCCCGATCCGGCCCCCAGAGTGATGTTGCAGGTGATCGCCTGCAAGACCTGATAAGAGGCTCGCCGACCGCACTGTGCAGCTACTCGAGGACGACATTGCCCCACGCCGTCGAAGGCGTAACGGTCGCGCCGCTGATGTCGTAGTATATGCCATTCAACGTACTGTCGTAGGCGTAGTCCACGACGGTCGCGGTGATCCCTGCGGTCTGCGTATCGAGCAGAATACCGCCAGCGTTGAAGACCTTCCCATTTCTCCCGCTGTCATTTACCGAGGTCTGGCAGTATCCGGTGCAGGTCAGACTCCCCGCTGTGATCTGCGATGGCGCCGTCCCAGCTCCAGCAGTCACGATGCCCGACGTAAAACCGCGTTGCTGGAGATTCAATGCAAGCCCTCCAACACCTTCATGGCTGGCGTCTACTGGGCCACCGAAGAACGAGCCGTACCCATATCCCCACGTCTGGAAGTCGCCCTGCGAAGATTTGTCTGCGTTCACGCCACTGACTTGATGGATACCGGGCTGATCGACCGCAAAGAGAGTGTTGAAGACGTTGCACCCAGACCATCCGACCGCCGACGTTCCGTTATTACCTAGGTTGTAACCGAGCCCGGTACAAGGCTGTTGGAGGTAGATCAGCGTGTTCCCATTTGCGCCAGTGGCAGGAGAAATACCCTCGCCGGTCAACGTACTGATACCTCCTGTCCCCGGAAAGATTGTCCAGATGCTGTTCGAGGTTGTTCCTGTAGCCCCCGGATTCACGCTCACTACGCCATTGGGGATCGCAGGAGAGGGAAGGGAGCCGCCTCCGCCACCGCCGTTCGCGCCAAGCCCAGTCAGCGTCACTGGCGTCACGTAGGTGTTCGGTGGAATGCCGCCACTCAGCACCACATCGTAGGTGTTCGAGGTAGAGGCGAAGAAGAGCCACTGACCGATGGTAGTCGCGGTGAATGGGCCAGTCTGCGGAGAGCCGGTTGGCGTCAGAGAGTAGGTTGCTAGTGTCGTCGTACCCGTCAGGTATGGGGTAACCGTGCATCTGGGGATATTGCCAAGTTGGTAGTTGGTGCTCTTGAGGCCTGACACGAGCGCCTGAGACGCCCCTTGATCGCACCACCCCTGGACAGCGGCAACCTGCGCGCGCAGCGACGGCGGGAAGAGAATCGCGAGCATCAGCAACAGGCGCTTGGGCATGGCTCCTCAGTGTCAGCGAGCCCGCCGCGTTCTCCTGAGGAGTGCTGAAGGGAACCTCCCCACGAGTCTACCGCCTATTGCCCCTTTCATCCACCGCAAACTTGGTATAGCATGTGTCCCATGCCACGAGGAATCAGGAACAAACCTGCCCTGCCAGTCACTGAGGCCACCATCGAAGCCAAGATGATGGCACCCGCCGCTCCTTCGCCCGCCGTGCTTGAACTGCAATCGGATGTGGTGAACCTGGTTCGCGAGCGCACAGTCGCGCGCAAGACTTTGGCTGAGGTTCAGGCCAGACTATTCGTTGTGCAGGCCGAGGCCCAAGCCGCACAATTGAGATCCCAGCAGTTCGAGCAGGAGATTCAGGAGCGCATCAACCTCATCGCGCAACTGGAGAACCGGGCACCCGCCGGCAATCTGGTTCCGTTCCCCGGCGCCTATCCGCTCGCAGGCATCTCTGCGGAGCCAACCATGCCGGGGAATGCACAGCCGATGGGAGATCCGAACGACCAAATAAATAGGGGTCACGCAAGCCGCGCGATGCTATAGAACCCCAGTACCTCGCTCGGCTCCAACCCTTGCGGGCAACAACCGCGAAACGGACACAGTCGGAGCTTATCGAAGCATCGACTCAACTGAGGCTCCGGCAACTCCTCCAGCGCCATCCGCCTCAACTTCCCCTCCGCGAGCGATATGATAGCGTGCCTCCGCTCAGGTACCTCTATCGCGAGGACGTGAATCGCCTCCGCCAACACCCCATCCTCCGTCATTGCGTCCAGCCATTCCTCGCGCGTCGCCTCATCGTCCTCCCGCCCTACGCGCTCCCAGTTCGCCCCAAAGGACTCCCCATCCCGCTTGCGGAAGCGCAGGGTCCGCGCTTGGGGATGACGGTAGCCTACCGTGAACGGGTTTGCCCATTTCCCGGCCCTCAGCGCGCCGATTTCGACCACAATCAGGCTCATCGGATCGTCGTAGACGGCGCACTCCCCTTGCACCCCCCACGAGTTCCGCAGGCTCATCTCTGTCATGGCGTCCAATCTGTCCACCAGAGCGACCCCCCGCAGCCCAGAATCGCCCAGGAACACACCAGACTCCCAAACCTGCCCCTCTGGCAGCCCCCGGCACAGCGGGTGCTCCCACGGTGCAGCCTCAGCGCGCAGCACCCACGTCAGGAAGTCCGCCAACCCGCTTATGTGCGATGCCAGGCCCAGCAAGTCCGTCTCTGCAGTGTCGATGGTAGTTGAGGTGGCCAGTTCCATCGCATGATCCGCCGCGGCTTGGCCGGGATCGTCCTCTTCCGAGAGGAGACCGTGATCTATGGATTTGCGGAGAATCTCGCGGGGGGAGATGGCGGGCGGAGTCCACCGGGCGGAGTAGTGCGCCATCCGCCGGCAGGAATCGTCTTCACTGAGCTGGCGGCTGGTTGCCATTTTGGAGTTGACGGAGCTTTTGGGTTTGGGGCCCGACGATGCCCCCTACGGCCGCGAGGAGTTCTGGGCTCACTGGGATTCCCTTCGCCTTGGCAGCTTCCGCGAGTTGACCGATATTGCCGCGCATCTCCGGTGGGATCTGAGCGATGTCGCGCGCGGTGGGCTCCGTCAGGAATTTCACGACACCGGGCTTCTCTAGGAGATTGGCGAGCGCCTGCTTTCCAGCCCCATACGTCGCGCGCACGGCGATGTCTGTGCCGAGTTCGCCCAGGTTTCCGCTGAATACGCTACGGATGGCGTCCAGTACGACGAGGGTGTTGGCGAACCCGCTTCCCTTGGTGCGGATGGCGTGGGCACGCTTCGCCAAGGCATCCGCCTTCGCTTGGCGCACATCGTCCGTATCCAGGGCTTTCGTATTCGGCGACACCTCAGCGGGACGATCTGGGGGAGACACGCGTGCCGGAGGTTCCACCGTTGCGGGAGTGGGAGCAGCGGGGCGTGCTGCAAGGCTAGGAGCGGTTGGGGATGCATTCGGCGTTGGCGGCGTGGGGGGTTCCGGTGCCTTGATCGGCTTGCCCAAACCATCAAATGCACGGCTGGTCGCCCGGAAGTTGTCGTACAGTTGACCTGCTCCGCCTTGGCCATTCTGCGCAGCATCGAAGCGGGACAGGTCATTGCGCACACGCTGCGCTGTCTCCTCGGCCGTAAGCGGCTTGACCGCGTAGGCGGGGTCTTTGGCTGCGAGCGATTGGGCAATGGGCGATCCAGAGTGGTTCGGCCCCGCCATCTCGCGGAAGGTCTGCATGTAGTCTCGGTACTGAGCGCGGGCCAACTTCCACTTCGCGCCCACGCCACGGGAGTCCGCCATCTTCTGCATCTGTGAGCCGACATCATCCTGCAAAGACCGGAGCGCCTGGTACACATCGCTGGGCAGATTGCCGCCCGACAGCGACCGGCCAAGCTCCGTGTAGTAGCCCTGCAAGTCCTTCCATGTCGGAGGAGTCGCGCCTGCCGCCTCCCCCTCCCGCAAAACCTCGTAGAGGGGATGACCTCTGGGAATTTGGGTCTTTCCGTCTCCCTGATCGAGCGTGACGAACTCGGGATCATCCTCCGGATTTTTCGAGAGAATATCCTTGAAAATCTTGAGGCTTTCAGTTGAACCCGCGATCTTGCTCTGCGCCTTCGCAACCGCTCCCGCCAGCTCGGAACTCGACCCCTGTGCCCCTGCCGTGGCTTTGCGAACCTGATCGAACGCCTTGTCGAGAATGCCGGTCGGCTGATACCCCTTCGTTCGCTGGAGCGCAGTGCTGTCCTTCCACTTCGCCTGTACAGTCTTGAGGCGTTCGACCAACCGCGCCGCTTGTTGTTGAATCTGCCGCGCCAGCGTCCCTCGCTGCGTCTCCTGCTCCTTCGCAGCTTGCGTCAGTTCGTCCGCTTTCGCCTTGCCCGCCTCGTACTCCGATTGCTGGGCGGAATTTTGGTCTTCCACTGATCGGGTGTCGGCGGCATGTTTGTCCATCGCCGCTTTATTTGCCGCGTCTGTCACCTCTACGGCCTGCTGGTGCTCCTGCAATGCTTTGGCGTTGGCTTCCTCAGCGGTTTTGGTCGCGGCCTTGTGCTGCATCTCTCGGCCAGTAGTTTCATGAAGCGCATCCTGCGTCTTTTCGAGGTGCTGCTGCGCGGCATCAGTGTTCGCCTTTGTTGCTTTTTCAGATTCCACGGCATTTGTCTTTCCGGTCTCAGCCGCTAGGTCTGCAGTGACGCTTGGGGATGTGCCTGTAGCAGTCTCAGCAGCGCGGCGCGCAGTCTCCTTCAGCTTCCGGGTAGCGGGACCGAGTAGGGTTCCAGCCGTCTCGCCCGCGACCAGACCCGCACCGACCTGCCCCGTTTTCTCCGCCAGATAGTCGTTGATGTCCGCTTGCGTGATGGGAGTATTGGGGTCAAACTTCGTGCCACCAGCCGCACGTTCCTGCATCTGCTGTGCCGATTGTCCCGGCGTCAACGGCTGTTTCTTGAGATTGAACCAGTCCACGAATGCGGCGGGCATCTGAGCCAACGTCTTGACGATCCCCGTCCCCGCGTTGGTGAGCGTGCGCGCCAGTTCGGGATGTTCCTTGAAGGTGTCGTACTGCTGCAAGCGCGGGTCGGTAAGGGATTGCTCTGGAGAGATATACGGCAATGCCTCCTGCGCTTTCTGCGCCAGAGAATCGAGTGGCCCAAGCGCCTTCGGCCCCGCGGCGCGCAGGTCGGCGGTGTACCGCTTCAACACGTCGGGAGGCATCGCATAGCCTCCCTGAATCGCCTGCGTGACTTTGCTATAGGGAACCTGCGCCGTTCCCGATGGCCCCTTCATCGCATAGAGGCCTTCGTTGTGCGGGTTGGAGAAATCCGGGGCGGAGGGCGCTGGGGATGCGGACTGAGTGACAGTCTCCCAATCGTTCGCTTGATGGGGCTGGACGGTTTCCCAATCGTCTACTGTTGCGGAGGCTGACCCGGTTGCCATGTTATACTATCCTCATATGGCTAAGACGATTACGCTTACTCAAGGAAAAAAGACGATTGTTGACGATGAGGACTTTAGAGGGCTTACCGCCCATCGCTGGAAAGCTCACCGCCAGACGGCAGATGGATCTTTTTATGCCACTTCCAACAAGTGGGACTACTCGATTCAAGGATACAGGTTCATCCAAATGCATCGCGTACTCATGGATGCCCAGCCCGGGCAAGTAGTGGATCACATCAATGGGAACACGCTGGATAATCGTCGCAGCAACTTGCGGCTGGCTACGGTTCAAGAAAACGCCTGCAACAAGAAGGTTCGCGCCGACAATAAGACAGGCTTCAAGGGAGTGATCCGCAAAGGCAGAGGCTATCAGGCGATGATAATGGTCAATAAGAAGCAAACACATCTCGGCAGCTACGACACTGCGGAAAAAGCCTACGAGGCGTACTGCTCTGCCGCTAAGAAATTGCACGGTGAGTTTGCACGCCTTTTGTGAACTATTGAGGAGGTTTTCCAGCATTCCAAGTGCGCCCTCCGTCAGTCGAGTAGCGGTATTGTCCCGTGGTCTTTGAGTGCTGCACGATGGGAGCGCCTGATGCCGTCTGCCTCAGCGCCCGCGTCTTTGGCCCCTGCAACTGCGCCGGGACGGGATTTGCCGTCGTCCCCATCGACTGCTGCATCTGGTCGAGCGTGGACTTCTCCGCAGCCGTCACGATGGGAGCCAGCTCCACCATGTTCTGAATCTGTTCGGGACTCAGCACCACGCCAGTCAGCACACCGTCGGAATCGAAGTGCTTTTCGACGCCCTGCATCCACGGCTGGGAGCTTGCCGCTTCGTCGAACAGTGCCTTCGTGGGCCTCATGGCCGCGCCGGGTTGATGTGTCGTCATGGCGATGTGATCCGCAAGCAGAGCGACCATCGCCTGTTGATTTCCGGCGAGGGCTTCGGGCATGATGGTCTGCATCTTCTGCTGCAAATCCTGCGCGGCGTAATACTGCTGCTGCTGCTTACCAATCAGCCCGTCCGCGATTCCTGCCTGCTTTCCAGCCATCGCATTCTGGAACTGGTAGATGGTGCGCTGCATCGCCTGCTGCATGGAGATGCGCTGCCGCTTCTCCATCTCGGCATACTGCTCTTGGCGATCCTTCTCTTTCTGCGCGAGCTGGGCCTTCTGCCCTTCGTCGAGAGCGGCAAAAAACGACTTCACTTCCTCCGGGGTGTCGGGACTGCTCACGTCCTTCGCAAAGTAGGGCTTCCCGTTGGCCGTGACGCCTACCGTCAGCGCACCCGACTTGATGGGCTTGAGACCGCCCGAAGCTGTCGATGTACCCGCGAGCACCCACCCGGCGGGAATCTGCTCCGAGTTCACGTCGATAGTCGCCATCTCTCCGTTCGGGCCACGGATATTCTTGTAGTTGCCCTTCTGGATGAGTCCCGCCTGTCGCCGCTTCGCCTCGGTAATGTCTGTGTCTGAAAACCCCCCGCCGCGCATGTCCGCTTCCGTCTTGGCGTAGGGGTTGACCGGAGTTCCCTGCGCATACTGCCCCGCCGTCGCCTTGTTCTGATCCTGGTACTTCGCGGCATCCTGCGCCCGCACCTGAGCCACATGGTTCTTGAGGTGGTTCGTGATGTGGAGCTTCGCCAGCGCGTCGCCCGCCGCCGCTTCTACCGGATTTGGGTTGGGCTGTTTCTGGCCAAGCACGCCGCGCATCTGGCCGATGGTCTGGGTCATGCGGTCGAGGGTGTCCTGATACTCCTTCTCCTTGCCCGCGACTGGCTTGGTGGGATCGTCGGGGTTGGCATAGAGCGCAAGGCGCGTCTGGTCGGACACAAACGCCTGCGAGAGCGGAGCAAGGGCAAACTTCATCTGGTCGCCCCATCGCTGGTCCTGCTCGCTTTGCGCGCGCTGCGTGTATACCGAAGCTGGAGTAGTTCCCATCTATCCCTCAAACGCGCCGGCAAAAGAGTTCAAGCCCTGCGACCATGCCTTAGAGACACCCGGAAGACCCGCAATGCCGCCAGCCGTGGATGCAATACTTGAAACGAGGTCGCTCCACTGCGATGCCCGCTGACCCTGCATCTTCGTGGCCTCATCGAAGGCCGTCGCATTCGTGGCCACTCCGGTACCGAAGAGGCTCGTGCCCATCGTGCCCAGTGTCGTCGCAGCGGTGCCGGTGAGATTTCCGATGAGGCTCGTGATGTCCGAATGCACCTTGTCGTTCGTGGCCGCTGTACTCGCCGCTGTCCCACCGGAGCGATTCCCAAACATCGCTGTGGTCTTGTTCTGCTGCTGCGCTGAGGTCTTGGCCGTGCCGATCTGAGGGGCGAGTACAGAGGCTATCTTGGTCGAATCCCCGCTCAATAGCCCCTGCATGAAGGTGGAGGATGCGTTGATGTCGTTCTCGCCGTTATTCGTGGCGAAGGCCCCCGCAGACGTGAGGCTGCCGTACTGCTGGTTCTCCTGCGAGCTCGGCCCTTCATCGATACCGAATGCCACGTTGCACTCCTATGCGTCGTAGACGCCGTTCGTAAGCCGCGCGAGTTGCTTGATCGTCATCTTCTCGACGTGGGTACCTTTTTCGAGCGGCAGGCCGAGCGCCTCAGCCTTCTTCAAGATAAAGTTGATCTGGGCATCGGTGTAACAATCGGAGCCGTCCGCAAACATCTCGAATCCGTTGCGCTCTTCCATGACGCCATTCTAAACCAGAACCCGGATATTCAACACGGTTGTTGCGAGAGTCGTTACCGAGGCCGCAGAAACGTTGAAGACAGACCAGTAAATAGTGCCGTTCTGGTTATACGCAAAGGCCGAGAGATACTCGTTTGCGGCCGGGGATGTCGCATCGTAGAGGCTGCACATCAAGACGGCCCCAGCAGGCGCGGTGAAGGCGGTCGTCCCCCCGATGCTCTGCCCCGGTGCAAGCGTGGAAGAGGTGAGGTTGACCGTGTGCGCTGTGCCCGTGGCGTTCACCGTGACGTTCCCTGTCGGCCCAGAAACGGTGACGTTGGTGCCCGGCACTATCGAGGTCACGCCGGAACCCGCAGAGGCGGGGGTGAGCGCGGTGAAGTTCATACCATCGAAGAAGACGATGGCGAAGTCTCCTCCGACGAGTGCGAGGTTGGCCGCGCCGTTGATGGTGCCGAGCTGAGGGGTGAGGGTTGCTGTTCCCGTGCCCTCGTTGTTGATGAAGCAGTACCACGGAAGGGTTGCTGACTGGTTCAGCGTCACCGCGATGGCTGAGGCGTCGTTCAGCACAATCTCCGCACCATTGTCCGACTGCGCCGTTATATAAGCAGTCACGCCAGATTGATTGTTGACCGGACCTCCGCCGATGGTTATTTGGGTGATGTTCTCTGTGCTGGAGGTCGTATTGGTCGCTGAGCCCGAGGTCGATGCGGACGCAGGTGTGAGTCCTGAGATTTGCCCCTTGAGGGATGCGACCGCTTGGTTCAAATCGGTAATGCTGTTGTCGTGAGATTGAATCGCAGAACACACGCTGGCGTCCGCTTTGTCCGCAGGGATTGTGTTGGGCCGGCGGAAACTAGGGGAGAGTCCCATCAACCTTCACCCCCGCTCGCGCCGAACATTTGCACTGGGACGTACTCTCCTTCAGATCCCCACGATTTAGTCTTCGCCACGCACCCATCGAGGTTGACCTGCGCTGTAGGGTCGCTATAGGTGAAGAGGAGTTGCAGCAACTTTTGCTTGTTCGGCCCCGGTCGCACGAAATACTTGGTGATTACGCCCCCTGTGGCAGGGAGGGTGATCGTCGGAAACCCGTAGCTTCCATTGCCCGTATCCGCCGCTATCCCCGTAAGTGCGATGGTGGTTAGCGATTTGTACTCCAGCACAAGTTCTCCGCAATGCTGAAATCCTTCCCCGCCAATGGCCCCGGAGAGGACGGTCGCAGTTGCCACTTCGGTTGCCGTGTTGGTGCTCGATAGTTGCCGTACCGTCCCATCGACACACCCGCAGAGAACGCCCTGCACGCTGATGTCCTCATTCGAGGCAAAGGCCCCGATAGCTGGAGTCGGAGTGTCGATGATCCACCCCTTCGCCGCGATGTCGAACACGAGTTGACGCTGCACGTTCGTGGCGTCGCGGTATAGGTAGTAGAGGTATGCGCCGATGATTTTGAACTTCTGGAACTGCGGCTGCGAGTCGTCCGGAGGATAGATTGTGAAGCCGTTGCGCGTGATCGGCTGCGGTGTCGAGTTCTCATGTGGAAACAGCGGATAGAGCGTCTCATCCGTAATCGACTGCGATTCTCCCCCGCCTGGGGATGCGTGAATCCCATCGTTCACCCGGAAGAAGAGTGTTCCTCCGCCATCGACTGCGAGACACCGCGCCATAAACAGTCCGCGCGTGATGCCCGTCGTCTCAACACTCCACGTATTGCCCACGGTGCCAGTTGCAGTTGCGAGAGCGTTGTAGAAGTTCGGGACCACAGCGATGGCGCGTGAGATCGTGAAGACGACTCCCCTTCCGCCACTGTAGACGCCGTTGACCAAAGGCTCGGATGGGTCGGTTAGGTCTTGCTGATTCGTGTCCGGAGCAGCGTCGAGATTGTTGCCAGCGCACCAGTACATCGTCCCCGGCCGCAGCGGGTCGCCACACCCGCAAGTGAACGGAATGTTGTCCGAAGGCCCCCAGAGATACGGCAACGCCTGCGCAGCCAAGATCGGCTCGGCAATCGTGTACTGCACGGCAGTCCCAGAGTCCGGCACGCCGGGGATGGTCACGCTGGTTGTAGACGTGGGGCGAGCGATGAAGACATAGGCAAGGCCCGTGGGAGAGCCGATGACGATGATGGTGCCCGCCAGCCATCGCGTGTTGAAGCCCGTCGCCGTCCCGCCAATTGCCCCTCCAGACACCCATGTGATAACGCCGCCGGAGACTGTGCATGTGCCTTTCTGCGGGAGGTCAATCGATGGGAACGGCTCAAAGTTGTCGTAGTCGAGAAGCTGATTGCTCAACTCCGTGTCGGTGAGCGTATCGGTGATAGGAGTGTTTGTTCCACCCATGCCGAGATTGTCATTTGGCCCGGTCGCCACGTAGGTAAACGCAGAGGTCTCCAGATCCAAGCGATAGTAGTCCACAAGATCAATCTGCGGGTCGTTCGACCACAGCGAAGTGACAGTGTTCGCTGACACCGGCAGAGTGATCGCAGTCGACTCAGGAGAAGGGTTCGACTGCGCGCCCGTTGCCGAGCTGCGATAGACGTAGCGGTACTGCACCTGCTGGCGCTGGTTCGCCGCGCCTGGCGGGATGATGGCTGGACCTCCACCCGGAGCGGGGGATGCCATGAGAAGAAAAATCCTCCCCAGGCGGTACCAGTAGTCTCCGTCGATCTCAATTCCGTAGACGCCGGGCGCTGCGAAACTCACCACCACCGTGGTTTGTGCGTATTTATTGTCATCGCCGCTCGTGTAGTTTTCTCTCGGAAGCAGAGGGTACCCTTCGACCACCGTGATGGTCTGTCCGAAGTCCGACAACGCCACTCCGCTTCCCTCGCCGCTACCCGAAGGAGTAGCGGAGATCAGTGTTGCGCCTTCGATGCCCCAGATGCAGTCGTCGTGGGTCGTCAGGACGAAGGTGTAGTTTCCGGCGGCGGGGATGTAGATGCTTCCGTAGAGGCAAAAGTTGAAGTTCGAGGTCTGCGTGGGAGACACATCAATCGTTCCACTCACCGACTCGTTCGGGTTGAGTTGCGACCATACCATCGCCGTCGAGCCCGTGCCGATGCCCGGAAGATCCGGTACTCCCGCGGTGAACGTCGCGTCGAAGATGAAGGAGTTCCCCGCATTGCCGCCCGTCGCATTGCTGATCGTTCGTGGGGTGCCTCCACCCGGATCGTCGGGGTTGCACCAGATGTATGCAGCGACAGGCCCGGATGTGGGAGAGTCTCCCCAGTACTTTAGCGTCAGACTCCCAACTATCCCCATGACGGGCGAGAGAGCGTCAGTGGTTACGTTGCCTGCGATGGAGAAGCTTCCTGAGTTAGCGGAGAACGTGTTGCCAGTCGAGTTGATGCCGATTTGGAATGTGACCGCACCGACCGGAACGGGAATGGGCGTCCCGATGGATGCACCCACATCGACCACGCTGGAGATGAAGAGCGGAGCAACGCCAATCGGCATGACGTTCCCGCTGGCGTCGATGAACGCCCCCGTGACCACCGTGGCGGTTGCAGGAGTTCCTCCTGTGCCCTCAATCTGGACGAAGTGGCCGGGGTTCGTCGACACGCCTGTGGAAGGCCCCAGCGACGTAGGAGTCTTCGTCCCGCCATTGATCGTCGCGGAGCCCGTGAGCGAAGTGATGGTGATGGTCGTGGCATTCGCAACATCCACGATGAACGGAGCCGTTCCATCCCCAGCCGAGGTGTGCCCATAACTGAATGACGGGTTGGCGCCGCCCACGTTCGTCCACGGAAACGAAGTCGCGAGCAAGCTCCCCTCGAAAGGATCGACCACGTTCTGCGTCGAGACCGTGGGGGCAAGTTGAGGCTCTTTCACGCCCATCTTGTAGATCACGCCTGTGCTCGATACCTTCACCATGCGGTTGCAGGCGAAGCTCACTGGAGAGCCGCTGTACAGTGAAGTAGTCGCGAGCGTGACGCAGTTATTAGCGGCCTCAAGTGCGGCAGGAGTGGGCGCAACATCGCCGATGTAGAGGCGGGGACTTACCGACGCGTTTGGGCGGAATGGCACCATCGACACCGGATTCCCGCTCATCCCTGTGGCAATGGAGGTTGTGTTGTTGAAGAGCGCCGTACCCGCTGCGACGACGATGGTGTAGCCGCTCACCGGGCCGGCGGGGGTCGAGTCATTCAGCCGCGCCAGCGTGTTGATGACCCCCGAGACTGAGAAGATGGCGTTGGTGAGCAGGTTGCGAAGCTGGAATCCGCCGACGAAGTATGCGCGGACGTTCACCGCAAGGGATGCGAACCCAGCCTTGAGGCGATTGATTGGAGAAGTGAAATCATTGCCCCGGAAGATCACTTCGCCACGACCGTTCCCTGGACGACCTTCCACTTCTCAGCGCAGCCCGCGCACAAACCCTCCGGCGGTATCGAAGCCGCATGGACTCCGCATCGTAGGCAACGCCGCTCTGTGGCTGTAATCTTGCTCATCGGGGATCGACAACCTCCTGCCGCTTCCCTTCCGCACGCAGCATGTCAGCGAATATCCCCATGTCCAAGATGCGCTTGTTGTACGCCACCGCCGCCCGGTAGAAGTCTTTGAGCAGAGGCGTTGTCGCCATGAACTCCGCGCCTCCCTGCTTGAAGCAAGCGACGTGCTGGGCATAGTTGAGGATCGCAACAAAGTCATCTCGGCTCACCTGCACGTAGGTTCCCGTCGTGTCGAGCAGGGGCGCATTGCCCAGCAGCGTCAGAGTCGCAGCCTGCCCTACCCCCGGCACTGGAGCTACCAGGTCCATCCCGGCATTTACTACGGCGGGCAGATTGCCGTTCGAGCTTTGCCATCCGGTCGCGTAGTCGTCCATCTCCTGCAGCGACGGCGTGTCGCTCGCCTGCCCGTTGATCTGCGCCTGCAGGAACCAGTTCGAGTTCCGCATCGCCTCCAGACCCATTGTGTACCGCTGGAGACAATAGGCGGCGCGAGCGCGGTCGGTGGACTCCGATTCTCGCCCCAGAAGGTCTGCCAGCGCCCCGTACATCGGCACCATGCTCCAATCGTCTGGAACACCGAGAAGCGAGGCGGCCGGGGGAGCAAAGGCTGGGCCGGATTGCAGCGCGAGGATGTCGTAAGTCCCCGGTACGTTCGGCGCGTTGTCCACATCAAAGGCCAGTGGAGGCTCGGACGCCAGCGACCACGACTGCGAAAGCGCATTGGTCTGCAAATAGCTCGGCTCGAACCAGTTGAAGGCGTCCGTGTCCTCGCGCGTCAGGGAGATTGGCTGGGAGAACTGGATTGGCGCCGCGGCGAGGACTCCAGTGGTTGCCTGCGAGAGGTTTACCACATTGCCGACGATAGCGGTCACGAATGTTCCACGTGGAACATTGGCCGTATCGACCTGCTGCCCAAACGCTATCCCTGCTGTGGAGGGCACGGTAACCACGAAGGCTCCCGATGCTCCTGTGGCTGTCGTATCCGCCATCAGCGCGAGGAAGCGAATCCTGCGCGGCTCCAGCACGGTATCTGGGAGAAGACTACGCCGTGTCCCCGGTGTCGTCGCCAACGGAGAGAGTTGAGTCAGATTGCAGGCCGTCGCCTGGATGACTTCCTGCGTCCGCTTCTGCAGCGCGTACTGAAGCGCCGCGATACTGAACTGGTTTGTGCCCGTCCAGGTCCCCCCGGATGGCGGTTCGAGCAGCATGTACTCCATCTGCGTGTAAAGGCCAACATCGGTCTGCGTTCTCAGCCGCGGCGAACCGGCCAAAATTCCGGTATTGATCCAGGCACCGTTGGCGTTCGCTATCGGGAAGTCAACATTCCACTGCTCCGTGAGCGCGTTCCAGTGGCGCAAGCCTTCCACGAGGTACGACCAAAGCTCCGCCGCCGTCGGCCAGAAGCCTGCGTTGTAGAGCCTGCCCTGAAGGGCTTCGATCGCCTGCGTTTTCGTCAGCCATCCGTAAGTCGGCATTCATCCTCACGGGATCACAATCGTCAGCAGCGTGTCGCCAGAAGTTCCGAAGACCCACCAATCATTGAGGCTCTCGGTGTAGCCGAGCGGACAGTTCTGCGTGAACGATCCCGAAGGTTGGAGAGGGATGCCCAGCGTGGCGGAGACGCGACTGTCGCCAATGTACATGACGTGCGTCGAGTTGTTGTAGAACGTGGCCGACTGAAACGATGCCGGGTGCTGCACGATGGGGTCCGCGGGCTGTAGCGGAGTCGCTGCCGACCCGAGCGTCGTTTTCAACATGTACATGCTGCCTCCTAATTGTACCCGCCGATGTTGATGCGTCCATTCATCGTCGCATATGGCTCGCCGCCGGGCCAGCGCGGGCGCTTGCTGGTGAACGTAACTGACTCCCCATCGAGGTTCAGATCGATCGATATGGCCTGTCCGAGCAGGAATGCGTACTCCTTCTGCGCCATCTGCGAGAGCAGTGTCCAGTTCGCCCCAGCACCTCTCGGTGTCGTCCGGTCTTTCTGAGCCTCTTTGTACTGGCACAGCACTTCGCGGGAGCGCCACGTCACCATCTCTTCGGTGATGGGATAAGGCGAAGTCATACTGAGGAAGTCCGTTGGCTGCTGCGGGATTGGGCCACGTCTGCGGTAAGACAGCGTGTAGGGTGTATAGTTTCCCTGCTGTGGCCACAACTCAAACCGCTGCCAACCGAGTGTCGAGCTCCCAGCCCGCTGGTCGACTCCGGCGGGAACGCAGAATCGCGGGATGGAGAAATTCTGCCGCTGCGGATCTTCGACGGCGAGAGCAGCCTGCGTCATCGACCAGAAATCAATGTCCTGGTCGTTCGTCATGTCCTGAATCGCGACGAACTTGCGGAAGTCCTGCACGGGGGCGACGAAGTAGACCTGATAGATCATGTACGGCTGCCCTGGTCCCGAAGTCGGCTCCATCCACGGACGGTCGAGAATCAGCGTCGCATTGAGGAACACGGAGAAGGATGCTGGCGTTCCTCCGTGCGCGAATGTCACATAAGGGGCGCTGTAGTTGCTGCCCTGCGTCAGCACGACGGGAGGAATGGTCACCGTCCCGTTCGCATTGACGATGATCGAGACGGTGGCACCAGTGCCAGCGCCAGTGTCGAGCACGGCCACGGTGTAGATGCCAGGAGTCTGCCCAGAGCCTGGAGTCAGTACGGTCGCATAGGCAACGGTCGGGTTCGTCCCGGTCGCAATGATGTCATAGATCGCATAGCCGGGGTTGCGGTATTGGAGCTGCGTGATGAAAGGCTGGCCAGTGTAGTTATTGATGAGCTGGGAGGTCGTCGCGTCCCCGATCACAACGGGAGAATAGGGCGTGGTCGTCGTCGACCCCGTGTTGAATATCACCCCCGGCGCCAGCCATCCGGCGAATCCCTTCTGAAATGCCCAGTCGAGCTGATCGTAGATTGCCCCCAAAGCTTCCGACACAGCATCCTGCGCGAGCGCCAGCGGGGTCTCGGGGATGAGGCCTGTGAGCTTCCGGGCTATCGTGTAGAGCGAGATGTGATCCTCCAAAAATCAAGGGCGAAGCGGATTGTTTTCCGCCCCGCCCGTCTACCGCGCCGCGTTGAACTTACAACTGCGAAGTGAAGCACCCGAACTGAATCGATTCCGCGCTGAGATTGACTCCTGTGCCTACTTCGATACCACCAGTCGAACCGATGGTCGCTGTGACCGCGCCCGTGCCGGCGGCGATGGTGAATGTGGGGACAGAGGTGTAGCCAGTTCCCGGCGTGAGCAACTTGACGGCGGTGATGATGCCGCCAGCGGTTGTGACTGAGATGGTTGCCCCGGTGCCGCCGCCGCCCGTCGATGCGATAGTGACGGTTCCGTTGGTTCCCCCGGTTCCAGCGGTGGTGATAGCAACGCCATTGACCCCAGTGGCATTCCCGAGGCCGGTATAGAACCATCGCGCCGTCCACCCCGACTGGTTTGGCGACGGCGCTCCTGCCCGAATAATCCCGACGCCTGTGGTTGTGGGGACGAAGCGCACAAAGTAGTTTCCGCTCTCCGATGTGCAGTCGAACGGCACAATGATGAACTCACTCGACGCCGCATTGTAGAGGGGGTCGCCGGTCGCCTGCGAGTACGAAGCTGGCCCCGCCGCAGTCAGCAGGGCCGGCTTGAACTCCGTTGGTGCGGCAGAATAGACGTAACTCGTGTTCATCCCTTACCCCTGTCGAATCGGCAATTGCAGTTCGGCGCGCAGCAGTTGGCCGGAAGTCGCCACGTCCATCGTGTAGCCCATGAATCCCACAGGCAAGGCGGTGGATGCGGTGGTGGCCGTCACGACGGCGCCGGTGGTGGCTGCGAGTTGCGCACCGGCCGCCGTATTGGTTGCGGTGGTCACCAGGACAGGGGCGATGCCCTCCTCCTGAATGACGATCCAAGCGTTCGCAGTGACCTGTGCCGCCGTAACCGTTGTCAGAGCGACGCCACGCACGCGAGGAGAGGAGAGCTGCATGGCACGATGCGTCGAACGAGCTGATGATGTTCGGGCTGACCGCCATCTGCGCCAGCACCGAGCCGCCCGAACCGCTGGACAGTACCGAGGAAAGCGTGAAGGTGGGAACCGAGGTAAAGTTCGCGCCGGGATAGGTAAGCTGGACGGCGGTGATGACGCCACCCGCCAGCGTAAGCAGGGCGGTTGCTGCCGTTCCGCCGGATGTGGATGAACTAATGCTCACTGTTCCGCTGGAGGCTCCGCCAACCGTGATGGTGTACCCGGTGCCGCCGGCGGCAAGCTGCGCCTGCCCAACAGTGCTGGGGCGAGCCCAGCCAACCGGAAGTTCCGTAGGCGATGTTCGCAGCGGTCGCCTGATTCGAAAGGCGCACAAAGCGATAGCGGCCCGTGTCCAGTTTTGAACCTAATTGGACGTTCCACTGCGCGGCTTCGGCCTTCGTCAGGTCGCAGTAGTCGCCCTCGTGCAGTGTTCCGCCGAGTTCAGGGGTGCCGAGGATCGGGTCAGTGAGGCCCGTGTCGGAGGTGTAGACCGCGAACGGCCCAAGATAGAATGATTGTGCGGGTGTCTGTGGCATATTACTGACCTACTCCCTTGAAGCCGTAGATAATCATGCCGTGTGTAGGCTGATCGCTGTAAAGGTTGGTTGCCAACCGCAGGTAGCGGATGTTCGACGAGATGTTGTTCGGGATCGGGTTCTCGCGGATGTTGAAGTTCCATCCCGGAACCCGGCTTCGGAGGAAGCATGACCATCGCCTCGGGATCGAGGAAGTAAAGCGCCTCGCCGGGGTTGATGGTCGTCGCCGAGGGAATCTGCGAGCCGGTCGGGGACAGTGCGTTCCCGCCGCCACCGCCACCCCATTGACGCTTGAACGTCGGCGTGAGGAACGGCGAGAGCTGCGTCGCTGCCGCCGCTGCCGTCGTAGATACTTCGCCTGGAGACAGAGCCGAAAGCCGCCGGGTTGCCGCCGGGAAGGAAGTTGAACGCCACCGAGGATGGGCAGAGCGGGTCTTCGTGAATCCGAATCCCGTTGAAGTCAATCGAGCGCCAGCCGAAGTCGGTGCCTTCTTTCACGTCGAGCTGCATCGTCACGGACTGCGTGCGGAAAGCCGTTGCGATAGCACCCCACCCGAATGGGCCCACAAAGCCAACCTTGGCCTTGGCGCCTAGGACGCTCAACTGAGCAACTGCGCGCTGGAAGACTGGCCATGTGATCGAACCCGCCGCTCCGGTTGCCGTGCCGCAGTAGTAGGGGGTCGCGTTGTACGCTTGGCCTGTCACGCCGTTGCGCGTCACGCCGCCGGTCAGCAGGTAGTAATTGCCGAACGGACCCGGATCGATGCCGTTGTTGAAGACCTCATCGAAGCCGTTCGAGGACTTGTGGCGGTCATTCTGGACGCCCGCGGTCGAACCCCCAGGCGAACCAGAGTTCCACTGACCGTGCTGGTACGCGTCCATCTCAACCATCATCTCCAGCCGCTTGGCGAGACAGTAGTTGTCGGTCGCTTCCTGCGAGACGATCTGCGTGTCGCCCGCGGCGTTGTAGAGGTTGTACTCGGTCTCCTCGATCTCCAGGTCGGACTCGTAGAAGCGGATGTCGTACTTCGAGTCGTTGACCATCTGCTTGCGGGTCGGCGTGATCGTAGCGCCTGGCTGCGTGGCCGAACCATTCGCGTAGTCGTAGATGTACGGGTTGCGGATGGCTGTGCCTTGGAAGAGAACTTCCATGACCTTCGCCTCGCGCATCAGCGTCATCAGCGGGAAGTTCGTCCCGAAGTTGTCGGAGATGAAGCCCTTGCGAATTAGATCGCGCGATACCGCGTCGCGGATGTTGTACGTAGGATCGTTGGGGAGAGCCATTTACAGTGTCCCTTTCTTACGAAGCTGTT